TAAGGGTAAAGGCTTCTACAGTACGGATAAATAGTTATCCACAGAAGTTATCCACAGCCGGTGATTAGGAGGAACTATGAAACGAAACACCGCTCTGAGCAGGACTTATACAAATGGATTTGACAGTGATGGTACGCTGACTCGGCAGAGCCTCTCAAAGGCTCACCGCGAGCCCCTTAGGGGCGTAGCTCGCGGGGTGCTAGTCGCTATTGGGATAGCTCTATGCATCATGCCTGATGCAGGTGGATCTAAACCAGTGCAATATGTAAGCTATAAAGAATTTGCATATCATCAATTAGGTTATAACTTAAAGCAATATAAATGCTTAGCAATACTCTATGGTAAAGAATCAGCATGGAATCCCAAAGCAGCTAATGGATCACACTATGGTATTCCTCAAGGTAGAAGCCAGTGGCTTAAAGACCAAGATGGTTATACTCAGGTACAGTGGGGGCTTGACTACATAGGCAACCGATATGGTGAGCCATGTAAAGCACTGGATCATTGGAAGGCTAAGGGATGGCATTAGACAAGCTGAACAGTAGGCGTTACCGCGAACAGCGTGAACGCGTGTTCATGCGCGATGGTCGCTTCTGTCAGATATGTGGCACGGATGAGGGCGAGATGCATATCGACCACATAATTCCACGCAAGGCTGGTGGAGATCACAGTCTGGATAATCTTCGAGTGCTGTGCAAGTCATGCAATCTGCGCAAGGGTGCGCTCAATGATGGGGTTTTTTTATTGACAAAGGCTACCCCCCCTGTCTTTTCAGGCGATACCTCCCCGATGCAGTCCGAACCGATGCTGGACAGTCCGTTTAAGACCCGACCTAGTCCAGATCAATGACAACTAAGCCCAGAAGCTCCAAAGCCCTACGAGGGGCGACCAAGCCACGGCTTCACAGTCCACTTCTCAAGGGTCAAAACAAGCTGCAGGATGTTAAAGACCTATGTGAGATCGTGAAGATGCCTTTAATGCCATGGCAAGAGTTCGTGTTGAAGGACATGCTTACTGTGGACAAGAAAGGCATGTGGGTTCGTAAGACAAACCTGATTTTGGTAGCCAGACAGAACGGCAAAACACATCTGGCGCGAATGTTAATTCTTGCTCACTTGATTAAGTGGAATACGAATGTCCTAATTATGAGCTCTAACAGAAGCATGGCTCTAGACACCTTCAGACAAGTAACTAGCCTATTGGAGACAAATGACCACCTTAAAGGATTCGTCAAACAGATCAGACACGCCAACGGCACAGAATCAATCGAAATGCTTAGCGGAGCAAGGCTTGATGTTGTCGCTGCGACTAGAGATGGCTCTCGCGGACGTTCTGTCAATGGACTGCTCTACATTGACGAAGTGCGAGAGATCTCAGAAGATGGATTTAGAGCTGCAACTCCAACTACTAGAGCTCATCCAAATAGCCAGACACTTCTCACCTCGAATGCGGGAGATGCGTTCTCAACTGTACTTAATGATCTGCGAGAACGAGCCATCGACTACCCACCAAAGTCATTCGGATTCTACGAATACTCAGCCCCTCAATACTGCAAGATAGACGATCGAAATGCATGGGCTTTGGCTAACCCCTCAATGGGGTACACCATCACGGAGGAAGCGATTGAAGAAGCGATTGCTACATCTCCTATTGAAAACACGCGCACCGAGACACTTTGTCAGTGGATAGACAGTCTTTCGTCACCGTGGCCTCATGGAGTTTTACAGGACACATCCGATAGCACACTAGAAATGAGTGCGGGGGCTTATACTATATTCGGTTTCGATGTCAGTCCGTCACGCAGGAACGGATCATTAGTCGCTGGACAACTACTTCCAGATGGACGGATTGGCATCGGAATTCTAGAGACTTACAGCTCTCAAGTTGCCATCGATGAGCTAAAGATGGCAGCAAGTATAAAGGCATGGTGCGACATTTATAAGCCACGATTAGTCTGCTTTGATAAGTACGCTACGCAGTCGATCGCAGATCGTTTAGCCAATGCTGGAGTCATGGTCGAGGATGTTTCAGGTCAGCAGTTCTATAAAGCCTGTGGCGATCTATTAGAAGGCTTGGTCAATGCTCGCGTGGTTCACAATGGGCAAGAAGAATTGATCCAGCAGATGAATAACTGCGCAGCTAAAGTGAACGATTCGGCTTGGAGAATCATCAAGCGAAAGAGTGCTGGAGATATCTCAGCTCCCATTGGACTTGCCATGGTCGTCTCTAAGTTAATGCTTCCAGTGGCTAAGCCACAAATCTTTACTTAGACACACCCATATCACATTGTCTAATTGCTTGACAAATGCTATAGTTTCTGTCTATGGGTAGAATCTTGCAGACATTCGGGCTTGAACCTAAGCCACAATTACAGGCTCAGTCCGCACCTCAGGTGCTTGGTGAGTATTCACCTTATGCAATGCCCTTCCAATATGCCTTCATCGGCAGAAGCGAAGCGATCTCTGTTCCAGCACTGATGCGTTGTCGCAATTTACTCTGTGGCACTATCGGTGCTATTCCTTTAGAGCTTTATAAGAAATCTACGAATGAAGAACTTGGCTCACCTGCATGGTTAGAGCAGCCTTCATATTCACAGCCACGATCTGTAACTATTGCATGGACTGTTGATTCACTTCTGTTTTATGGACAAGCCTTCTGGAAAGTGGTCGAAGTTTATCAAGAGGACGGACGACCATCTCGCTTTGAGTGGATTGCTAATCATCGAGTAACTGCAACACTTGACAGCACTAACACCTTTGTAAAATCTTATGCAGTTGATGGAACAACTTTACCGATGGATGGTCTGGGCAGTTTAGTTACCTTCCAATCGTTAGGCGATGGCATTCTTAACACTGGAGTGCAGACAATTCGCGCAGCTATTGATGTTCAGAAGTCAGCAGCAATCGCAGCAGCAACTCCAATGAGCACTGGCTTCATCCAGAACTCAGGGGCTGACCTTCCACCGGCAGAAGTTCAAGGATTATTAGCGGCATGGAAAAGAGCTCGCCAAAGTAATTCAACTGCTTATCTAACAAGCACTTTAGATTATAAGACTGTTGGTTTTTCACCTAAAGACATGATGTATAACGAAGCGATTCAAAATCTTGCTACTGAAATTGCGCGCCTATGCAATGTTCCAGCAATCTATGTTTCAGCAGATCAGAATTCAAGTTACACATATCAAAATGTAAATGATGAACGCAAGCAATTCTTAACGCTATCTCTACAGCCATTCATTACTGCGATTGAAGATCGCTTATCAATGGATGACATTACGGCTCGTGGCAATGTAGTTAAGTTCGATATTGATAAGAACTTCTTGCGCACTGATCCATTGCAAGAGCTTGCAGTAATTGAAAAACTCCTAGCCCTTAATCTGGTTACCCAGGAACAGGCTATGGAAATGACAGATCTAACACCTAACGGAAGCAATGGTCTAGAATGAACCAAATAATCACCTTCTCAGCTGATCTAACAGCAGATTCAGCGAGTCGCACAGTATCAGGCAAGATCGTGCCTCTTAATGTCGAAGCAGGATCTACAAATATGGGCAAGGTAATCTTTGCCTCTGGATCTATTGCTATCGAAGATCCTAAATCTATAAAGCTTCTAAGTCAGCACGACACAAAGAAACCTTTAGGCAGAATGGTCTCATTCAGCGAGTCAGACAATTCTATCGATGCTGTATTTTCTATAAGTCGCTCACAACGCGGTACAGAAGCTCTGATCCTTGCAGAAGAAGGATTGCAAAGCGGTCTGTCAATCGGGGCAGAAGTCCTTAAGTCAAAGATCAAGGATGGCGTGACATATGTATCCGCTGCTCGCTTGGTCGAAGTAAGTTTAGTAACAGAGCCAGCATTTAAGTCTGCTCAGGTTACTGATATTGCAGCAGAAGAATCTGCTGTAGAAGAATCAACCCAACCAACAGAAAGCGAGACAGCCACCGTGGAAGAAACCACTCCAGCAGTCGAAGCAACACCAGTTGAAGCACCAGCGGTCGAAGCTGCTCGCCCAACTGTTTCAGCAGCATACTTCACAAAGCCACGCATCGAATTGACAGCAGCTAAGTATGCAGAAAACTCAATCCGCGCAGCTCTAGGCGATGAGGATGCTCGTCAGTACCTACGCGCAGCAGCAGATACTTCGGACAACAGTGGTCTAGTACCGACACGCCAATTGTCAGAAATCATCAACCCACTCGGAACAACAATCCGTCCATCAATCGATGCAATCTCTCGTGGAGTGCTTCCAGATGCAGGTATGACTTTCGAGATTCCACGCATCACACAGATGCCTACAGTTGCGATCGAGCCAGAAGGCGATGCATTCAGCGACACAGATCAAAACTCTAACTTCCTATCTGTAACAGTGCAGAAGTACGCAGGACAACAGACATTCTCTGTTGAATTGCTAGATCGTACATCTCCAGCATTCTTCGATGAGCTAGTGCGCAACATGGCAGCAGCTTACGCAAAGGCAACAAACGCAGCAGTAAACGCTGCTCTTATTGCAGGTGCAACAGCAGATGCAACAACAACAGCAACATACCCAACAGCATCAGAGTTGCTTGGAATTGTTGCTCGCGGTTCAGCTTCTGTCTATGGAGCAACAGCAGGACTTGCAAATCCATTTGCTCGCAACATGGTCGTATCAACAGGACAATGGTCTAACATCATGTCATTGAACGATGCGGGTCGCCCAATCTACACAGCATCACAGCCAATGAACGCAGGTGGAGCAGTTGCACCAACATCATTGACAGGCAATGTAGCAGGACTTAACCTCTATGTTGATCCAACAAACGCTGGCGATGGCGATGGAACAATCCTAATCGTGAACCCAGATGCATACACATGGTACGAGTCACCAACATACCGCTTGCGTGCAGAATCAACAGCTAACGGATCAGTAACAGTTGGTTACTACGGATTCGGTGCAATCGCTACTAAGGTTGCAGCTGGCGCATTTAAGAACAACAAGCAGTAAAAACTCACTAAGTCGCTCTGGGGAGTAGTAGCCCTCTACTCCCCAGAGTCTTAAGAAAGGACATCATGGCACTTACAACAGTCGCAGAACTCCGTGCAACACTCGGGGTCGGTACTTTGTATCCAGATGCAACCCTTCAAGAAGTATGCGATGCAGCAGATGACGTTTTACTTCCTATGTTATGGAGTCCTACTTACTTTTCAGTAGCGCATGAAAACATCGTAGGGCAGGGCACTCTTTACTTTAACGATCCTATTAAAGAGATTTTCTACATAGGTCAAACAGTGACAATTTCTAATTCTGGATCTTCTTACAATGGCAGTAAAGTTATTACAGCCGTTGGAGATTATTCAATTAGCATGAATACGAATCACACAACAGCGCAGCCTAAGCACGCTATTGCTCCTTATGGCTCAGTCGCTTCAAGAACATACACAGACTGGACGACAGACAAAGCAGTCCAGAATGCAGCTTTAATGATATCTGTTGAAGTCTGGCAAGCGCGTACAGCCACCCTTTCAGGCAGTAACGCAGTCGATTTCCAGCCAAGCCCTTACCGAATGAGCGCACAGCTTATCGCTAAGGTGCGAGGATTGATCGCTCACGCACTCGATCCGCGTTCGATGGTGGGCTGATGCCTGTTGCCGTCACCACTCTTAGAACCACTTTAGCAACTGCTTTAGTAGACAATGCCAAGTGGCAGACTTTTGCCTTTCCACCTGCAACAGTATTGGCTAACTCTGTAATTGTGTCTCCGGACGATCCGTATTTGACACCAACTAACAATCAACACATTGGCATTAGTCCAATGGCTAACTTTAAGATCATCATGACAGTGCCACTCTTTGACAATGAGGGAAACCTTAACGGCATCGAGGACACAGTCTGTGGCGTGTTCGCAAAGCTCGCTGCATCATCTTTGACCTATAATGTAGGCGCAATAAGCGCACCAAGTATTCTCAATGTTGCAAGCGGGGAACTGCTCAGCTGCGAGATGTCCGTATCAATCCTTACGAGTTGGAGTTAATATGTCCGAGTGGGAAAAAGAAAACGAAGCCTTCCTGATCAAAATCGGGCAGGTAGCACCAACCGCACCAAAGCCAGCAACCACTAAGAAAGACGAGGAATAATCTCATGGCTGTATTTCTAAATAACAATGTGGGCGTGAAGATCAACTCAGTCGATCTTTCAGACCATGTCACAGCAGTAACAATCAACCGCGTATTCGATGAGCTAGAAGTAACTGCAATGGGTGACTCAGCTCACAAGTTCGTTAAGGGTCTAGAGTCATCAACAGTCACAATCGACTTTTTAAATGACACAGCTTCAGCGAACGTATTGGCAACACTACAAGCTGCATGGGGAACAACAGTCACAGCTGTATTCCTACAACAAAAGGGTACAGCAGTATCTGCTACTAACCCTCTTTACACAGTGTCATTGCTAGTCAATAACACAACAGACATCAATGGTGCTGTTGGTGATATTGGTACACAGTCAATCACATTCACTGCTAACTCAACAGTTGCAGTAGCCTCAACAGGCACATTCTAATCAATTAAACAAAGGGGCAAACCATGGCAAAACTAAAGATCGTTCGACAAGATGGAAGCGTACTAGAAGGCGAGATCACTCCAGCAGTGGAGTACTCATTTGAGCAGTACGCTAAAAAGGGCTTCCATAAGGCGTTCCGCGATGAAGAAAAGCAAAGCGATGTCTATTGGTTAGCATGGGAAGTAACACGCAGGTCAGGTGAGTCTGTTAAGCCTTTCGGGATGGATTTCATTGAGACACTCAAAAGTGTCGAGGTGCTTGATTCAGACCCTTTAGCTTAAAGCGCGATCTTCCATTCACCTATCTAATTGCTCGCTTGAGCATTAGATTGGGAATCGCGCCACAGCAGTTGTTAGATCTAGATAAGATTATGCTCGATGCATTAGTGCAAGGGCTCAAGGATGAAGCGAAAGAGGTGAGCGATGCCAACAGAGGTAGTAGGCGCGGTCGCCCTTAGAAAAGCTTTAAACACTTATGCTCCAGATCTAGCAAAAGAATTGACCAAAGAACTTGGTGCAGTCCTGAAGCCTGTTACTAACGAGGCTCGGTCTTATGTGCCATTAGCATCACCCATGTCTGGCTGGACTAAGCGCGAGACATCTAGGGGTGCTCGATTTCCTAAATATGATGCAGCTGAAATCAGAAGGGGTATTGTCTATAAGACAACTCCATCAAAGCCTAATAAAGCTGGCTTTGTTAATGCTGTACGCATCCAGAATAAATCTATGACAGGTGCAATCTTTGAGACTGCTGGTCGTAAGAATGGACAAGGACAGGACTGGGTCGGCCCTAACGCTGGCGGTGCATCTAAAGGTGTATCTCGCTCGGTTAATCCTTATGCTGGCAATCAGTTCATTTCTAATCTTGGTCAGTTATATGGCACTAAGCGTGGTGGCGATCATCGCATGATGGGTCGCTTGATTTTCAGGGCATGGGAAAAGACTCAGGGTCGAGCCAATGCAGCAGTCTTTAAGTCAATTGAAAACACTACACAGAAGTTTAATCGTAGAACAGCGATCGTAGATG